AGTCTTATTTCGATTCTTTCGGGATCGATACCAGTCGAGTACTTCATACACCCATAACTGACATTGAACAACTAAAGCATGACAGCATGCAGCAGCTCAACAATCTAGAGCGCGACGATCATGTCATTGTCATTGTTGATTCAGTAGGCAACCTGGCCAGTAAAAAAGAAGTTGATGACGCCCTGGAGGGTAAGAGCGTGGCTGACATGACGCGCGCCAAGCAGTTAAAGAGTCTGTTCCGCATGGTTACTCCGCATTTGAACATCAAAGACATTCCCATGATTGTGGTGAACCATACCTACATGGAACAAGGACTGTTTCCCAAGGCTGTGGTCAGCGGCGGCACTGGCGTATACTACAGCGCCGACAATATCTTCATCATTGGCCGTCAGCAGGAAAAAGAAGGCCAGGAACTGGTGGGCTACAATTTTATCATCAACGTGGAGAAGAGTCGCTATGTCCGAGAGAAAAGTCGCATACCTGTTGAGGTCACCTTTGATGGCGGAATCAGTCGTTGGAGCGGATTACTCGACGTCGCCCAGACCGGTGGCTTTGTTGTCAAACCCAGCAATGGCTGGTACAGCATCAAAGGCGAAGAAAAGAAATACCGTCTCAAGGATACTTACAGCAAAGAGTTCTGGTTACCAATTTTAAGCAGCAAGGAGTTCCGTGAATACATTGAAGAATCTTATCGCATCAGCGCGGGCAGCATTAATCAGGATCTGGCCATGGACGATATCCAAGACGAGTACGATGCCGTCGGCACCTAGTTGGTGCGAACTTGTAACTGACCTCGGAGACCGCAATCTAGAAATTCTGGATGGCCCGCTGCTGGGCGTTGTATTTCGACCTACTAAGTTTGGATTCATTCCCACCGAAGATGATGGTGTGTTGATTGAATTCAACTATGACTTCATACACACCGCTGGGCTCTCCGTAGAGGAATTGACAATCGAGGAAAATAAAAATATAATTATCCGTGTAATTGCCGAATACTACGAGCTGGGGAAAAAGATTGAATAAAATTGAACACACCATACTCAGACACCTGGTGCATGATGAGAACTACATGCGCCAGGTTTTTCCTTTTTTAAAGGCTGAATATTTCGGAGATGCCGCAGAGCGCAGCATCTTTAACTGCATTCGTAACTTCATCGATGACTACAATGCCTGTCCAACTGTGGAGGCTCTGGACATTGCCCTGCAGAAGACCAATCTCAAGGAAGAAGCATTTCGGCAGGCTGCGGAAATAGTACGTAACCTGACTCCCGAACCTGTGAATGCCGAGTGGCTCAGCACAGAAACAGAACGGTGGTGCAAGGATCGGGCCATCTACAATGCCATATTGAAGAGCATAGAAATCATCGATGGCCGCGACAAGCAGCATACTGCAGATGCCCTGCCCAGTTTGTTGCAGGAAGCTCTGGCCGTGGCATTTGACAACAGCATTGGCCATGACTATCTGATCAATGCTGCAGACAGATTTGACTTCTATCACAGAGTTGAACACAGACTGGCCTTTGATTTGGAAATGTTCAACAAGATTACCAACGGTGGTTTGCCCAACAAGACTTTAAATGTAGCCCTGGCTGGTACGGGCGTGGGCAAGAGTTTGTTCATGTGTCATGTGGCAGCCAGCTCATTGAGCCTGGGTAAGAATGTGTTGTACATCACCATGGAGATGGCGGAAGAGCGCATTGCGGAACGTATTGATGCCAACCTGATGAACATTCCCATAGATCAGTTGGCCGACTTGCCGCGCCAGATGTTTGACAATCGCATACAGCGCATCAAGGACAAGACCGAGGGTAGGCTCATCATCAAGGAGTATCCCACAGCAGGCGCACATGCTGGACACTTCAAGTCCTTGTTGAATGAGCTGAGTTTAAAGCAGACATTCCATCCCGACATCATCATGATTGACTATCTGAACATCTGTTCAAGCAGCCGACTCAAGGCCAGCGCAGCCGTGAACAGTTATACTCTGGTGAAGAGCATAGCCGAAGAGCTGCGCGGCCTGGCCGTGGAATACAATGTGCCGATCCTGACTGCCACACAGACTACCCGCAGTGGTTATAGCAACACCGATGTTGAACTTACTGACACGTCAGAGAGTTTTGGTTTGCCAGCCACAGCGGATTTGATGTTTGCACTGATCAGCACTGAAGAGATGGAGGGATTGAATCAGCTCATGGTCAAGCAGTTGAAGAATCGCTACAACGACCCTACATCGAATCGCAAGTTTGTCATAGGCATAGATCGAGCCAAGATGAAGCTCTATGATGTGGAAGCCAGGGCGCAGCAGAATCTAAGCCAGAGCGGACAGGATGACGATGACTACAACATAGTAAACCGAAAGTTAAATCGAGACTTCAGCTCTATCAAAATATAAATAGATTAAAAGGGGGACGATATGTATCTGGCACCGCGTATCAACCGAAGAATTGCAGCCATGCGCGACGTACTGCGGGGCAGTGTTCCTTTGGAAACGGTGCTGGATTTGGTGCAGTCAGCTTTGAAACCCTTTGGCATCCGAGTCTATCTGGTGCCCGACGATACACTGACTCGTCCGGACTTTACCTGCGGCGGGCTCTATGACTTTCAGAAGAAACGTCAGCCCATAGACATTGTGCTGCACTTTCACGAAGGCAATCGTTGCTTCAACTTCACCAAGAAGAATTGGACTAAATTCAGCTTCCTGCTAAGCCAGGTTGTGCAGCACGAGCTCATACACAAGTGTCAGTATAGTCACCGTCAGGAGATAGAAAACGGTGGCGCTACTCTGTACTATGACATCAAGGCCGGCGAGAAGTCTGACAAAGAGCACATGGACTATCTGGCGGAGCTGGACGAGATCGAAGCCTATGCCCATGACATAGCTCTGGAGATCCTGCATCACTATCCCACCATGGACCCCTATGCTGTACTGAGCAGCATCAACCGTCGCCGCCGACTCTGGAGCTGGAACTACTATCGCGATGCCTTTAAGTACAGCGAAGACTGGAGCGACGTTCGTCATCGTCTGCTCAAGAAAACCTACCAATGGCTGCCCATCGTCATAGAGTACCAAAGAAAATCTTCAATAAAATCAATGACTTAGCCGGGGCTTGACATTTAGCATCGTTCCTATACAATGGCGGTATGTTGATGAAGAAAGGAACCGAAATGTCTAAATCTGTTAATGTTTCACTAACCCCCACCCAAATCGACTATCTCCGTGGTTTGATTTATGAGTACTATAACACTCAGGGTGCTGAGTATATGGAACCACAGGAAGAACTGCTGCACAGCCAGTTAGAAGAAATTCTAGCAGATGCTGAGACCCAGGCTTTTCTAGAAATGCTGCCCAAATAAGGAGACTACTATGTTTACTCAAGAAACTGAATTCAAACCTGCTGGTGAGTTTGCTCGTGGTGCGGCTATCAATGCTGTGTACCGAGATCGTGAGAACAGAATGTCCTACAGTCCACGTGAGCAGGCTCGTGCTGAGACAGTGCGTGACCTGGTGGGCATAGCATTTCCAACCTCAGAGTGTTTCATCAATTACCGCAAGAAGTTCATTGCAGTCAAAATCAGCAAGCCTGGCAAGGCAAGAATGATTTCCAGCCAGGCTCAGATGTTCGAGGCTGTGATGGAGGACTACAAGGCAACTAAAGTGATTACTGAGACCAGCATTGTGTACCGTATTCCTAAACAATAAGAAATATGAAGACCGTGAAGAAAGTCAGCCCTGCTCCCCGACGTCGCGACCCCATAGCCCGGGATCTGCTGACTCCGAAGTACCGTCAGCGGCGTATTCCCAACAAGAAACGTGACGCTAAGTCATTGATTTCATTGAAGTATTTCGGGGCTTGACAAACGGTTGAAACGGTGCTATAATAGTGGTACGTTAAATGAGAAAGGAAACCGAAATGTCCAAATTAATCCACTTCACTGTCGAGGTTTACAAAGCCGACAAGCGTATCAAGAAAGATGCTCGCTATGGCAAGGATAAAAAGGGTCTGCGTTTCGTGGAAGTCATAGACTTTGCTCCGAGCACCAAGTCATATATCGACACCGTGATCAAGCGTTACACCAAAGATGGTTTTGTGGCTCAGGCGTTCGAGACCTATGTTGTGAAGAAGAACCTGCTCAGCGGTCAAGAGTTTGCAGAACGCTATGACACACCGTACTTCTGCAGCCCGTCTAGCGAATCTTATTGGAGCATGTAATGAGTAACCTCATAGTAGGCATCATCATAGGCATCATGGCCTGCACAGTTGGCTTCTCGGGCATGGCCCGCTGGGCCGACTCAGGTGTGCACAAGGTGCAGGAAATTACTAGAACGGTGAACAAGGAACTGCGATGAATACAGCAGTAGTCTACATCTATGTAGAAGAAATACAGGGTAGCCTGTTTGCCTGGGAAGAGCAGACCAATCGTTTCTTGGGGCAGGGTACGTCGGTGGCGTCGCTATTCCAGCGGCTGAAGTCCGACATACCCGACGGCAGCATGACAGTATTCAAAGCGCACGCTGAGCGCGGCGGGCTGCTGCTGGCTGAGCGTGGACTGGCCGAGTATCAGGCTGAGCAGGACTCTTAATAAAATGCTAATATTATTAAAATGCTAAGAATGCTGAAAGTGCTTGACAATTCGAATCGTGGTGCTATAATGGTAGTATGATGAATGAGAAAGGAACCCAAATGAGAACAGCATTCCAAGGTTTGACAACCCAAGAGATCCGTGAAGTTTCGATGTATGGTTGCACCGAAGCGCAGATGCGCCAAGCCGTAGAGTCGGGTCCAAGTTTTAAATTTTCTGGTCCAGCCATGGTGGTGGCGAGCATGATGTCGGATGCTCAGGAAATGATCTGCACTGAATACGGCGAGGTTGATTTTATGCGGGCCGAAGACGCTCGGCAGCAGCTCAACCGAGCCAAGTGGGTCCTGTTTACCTATAT